GACCATTACCGAGTCGCCTGCCTTCACCGGGGCGGCTGTCAATGCAGCCGCTGCAGAGGGGGTACTGAAGCTGTCGGGTGCTGGGCTCGTGGATGATGTGACGGATATCGATGCGCTGCTCGGCGAGATTGATAAGTACGGCGGCTCGTTGCTGTCGGCGACGTACAGCTTCGCTGCGCCGACGGACCTCGGCTACGTCTATGACTGCCGACTGACCGCTGATGTAGAGGCCGCGCTGTATGACGACGGTACCTACATCGACTCAGTGGCGGACTTCGATGTACTGCTCGGCATTGATGGTGATCCGCCTAGCGGCGCCTCGCTTTCGCTCTGGGTGCGAACCTCGGATGTCACAGATCCACCAGTCTGGTCGGCGTGGAAGCCATTCGTTGTCGGCGACTATCGCGCGCGCCTGTTCGACTTCCAGTTGCGCGGATCTGTCCAGCTGACTTCGCACTGGATCGACGTTTCCAAGCTTGAGGTGGTGATCGACATGCCCGATCGCATTGATAGTGGAAATGACCTTCCAGTTCCCGCGGGCGGTTTGGTTATCAGCTATTCGCCGCCGTTCAACGCAACCCCTGCTGTCAGCCTTACCGCGCAAGGGCTTTCCCCTGGCGACTACCTGGACGTCTCGGTAAAGACGGCTACCGGCTTCACCGTCTTCATCCGCAATTCCGGCGGAGTCGCCCAGTCGGGCCGCTCTATCGACTACATCTCAAAGGGATACTGACCTATGTCGCAGCATGATATGGACGTTGCCAATGGGCCTGGCCTAACGTTCCGAACCGATATGAATGCCGCTCTACAGGCGCTCGCCTCGCAAAGCAGCGGAGCGGGAGCGCCAGGTACGACACTCCCCTGTCAGGTCTGGGCTGACACTGGCACGAATCGCTTGAAAAAGCGTAACAGCGCGAATACTGCCTGGCTGGATATGGGACCGCTGGACTCCACACTGCGGGATGCCGTCAGTGCGAGCAGTTTTGCCGTCGATTCCGGAGCGGCCAATGCTTATGTGTGCAACTTTACGCCTGCCATCACTGCCCGTAGCGATAGCGTTCCCATCCGTTTCAAAGCGGTCACCGCTAATACTGGGGCCTGCACAATCAATGATGGCCTTGGTGTCGTAGCGCTCGTCGGGGGCGCTCACTCCGCTCTCCAGGGTGGCGAAATTGTTGCTAACGGCGAGGCATGGGCTCAGTGGAATAGCTCCGTTGGCGGAGGCTCTTACATCTTGCTGTTCTGCACCGGGGCTGCAGAGCAAGTGGCCAACGCCACGCAAAGCCAGCACGCGCTGACGCTGGGACAAGCGACGACGTTGCTTAGTCAGCCTGGAAAGGTCGACTGGTTTGCAATAATGTCTCCACCAGCTGGCTTCTTGGCGGCCAACGGCGCAGCAGTGTCGCGGGTGACGTTCGCAACCCTGTTCAACGCCATCACAGCGCAGCCAACCGGCACGGTTACATCGGGCAGTAACAGCATTTCAAGCGTGGCCAGCCCGCAAGCCATGTGGGTCGGCATGCCGATTAGCGGACCCGGTATTCCCGTAGCCGCAACTATCACTGCCGTTGGTGGCAGCACCATCACACTGTCTGCAAACGCCACGGCCACCGCTACAACAACCGTTGTTATCTGCCCATTTGGTGTGGGTGATGGCTCGACCACGTTCAACGTTCCAGAAATGCGCGCCAGGGTGGCACGCGGTTGGGATAATGGCGCGAACGTTGATACCGGGCGGGTGTTTGGTAGCTATCAGGCCGATGCATACCCGTCGCACAACCACTCGCTTCCCGGCGCTGGGTCATTCTTCACAACGGCAGCCAGTGGCGGCAGTACCACACTTGCGAACTGGTCTGCAGGTAACACAGGCTCTTCGGGTAGTGGTTCAGAGACTCGAGTGAAGAGCACTGCACTTTTGGCGTGCATTAAATACTAAGGAGCGACACATGATTGTTTTCAGTTATTACCCCGATACGTTTGAATTCGCCGGTTACGCGGACGCTTACGAGTCGCCACTAGAGCCTGGCGTGTACCTTATTCCGGGCAACGCTACTGCCATCGAACCGCCAGCGTTCGACGCGGCTGTCGCGATCTGCAAGTTTGACGAAGCCGCACAAGAATGGCTGTTGAGCGAGCGACCAGCGCCCGAGCCGGAACCCGAGCCGGAACAACCGCCTGCATATACGCCGTCCGAGCTTGCCAGGATGCAGCGCACCCAGCTTCTGTACATGTCTGATTGGATGATGACGCGGCATAACGACGAACTGCTGATGGGCGTCACTCCATCACTTACACCAACCAATCTGAGTGCCGTGCTGGCTTACCGCCAAGCGCTTCGCGATCTACCCACAGCTGATGGCTTCCCTGAGTGCAGCATGCCAGTGCTGACGTGGCCGACCTCCCCGTAACCGAGACAGCAACTCTGATGCCCGCCAAGTGCGGGTTTATTTTTGCCTGGAGAAAAGTGTTCTTTACCACTCAGTTGGACTGACTGGCTTCCAACAATGGACTTTAGATCGCATCACTTCAAAGGTCATGGAAAACGCCTTAAGCAACCCGGTTGATTCACCGGAGGTACGGTACAAGAAATAGAGTTGCTATCTTTCTGTCCTTCGGATTTTTGGGGGACGGCTACGACGCACCCTAAAAGGATCAGCGCTATCAAGATGCCCGTAAATGTTGCACTTTTCATGATCTGCTCCTGCCAAGAAGGGCGCGCATTAGCAGAGATCGGGTCCAGTGCCTGAGTGCACGTCTAATTCAATTTTAGCAAATGAGCATTGTCCGAGATCCCCCGCCTTGAGCGGGTTTTTTATTGCCTGGAGAAAAGCATGCCCATCACCGCGCAGCAGTTGCTGCAGATCCTCCCGAACGCCGGCGCCAAAGCCGGCGTTTTTGCACCTGTCCTCAACACGGCGATGCAGCGGTTTCAGATTGTCGCGGTCAGGCGCGTGGCCGCGTTCATCGCCCAGATCGGTCATGAGTCAGGACAGTTGGTCTATGTTCGCGAGATTTGGGGGCCAACCACTGCCCAGGCCAAGTACGAGGGTCGGGCAGACCTTGGCAATACTGTTTCCGGTGACGGCTTCAAGTATCGCGGGCGGGGTCTGATCCAGATCACCGGTCGAGCCAACTACGCGACGTGCGGCGAAGCACTCGCTCTGGACTTGATCAGCCAACCGGAACTGCTGGAGCAGCCGCAGTACGCCTGTTTGTCGGCTGCATGGTTCTGGGCGACCAAGGGGCTGAACACCCTGGCCGATGCCGACAAGTTCGAAACCATCACCCGTCGGATCAACGGAGGGCTCAATGGCCAGGCGGAGCGGCTGAAGTTGTGGGCAAAGGCGTTGGCGGTGCTGGCGTGATTCCGCTGTCGTGGCGGATCGGCGGCACGGTGGCGTTTGTGGCGCTCCTGATGGCGATTGCTTGTTTTTCCGCATGGAAAGTGCAGGACTGGCGTTACGGCAAGCAGCTTGCCGAGCAGGCCCGACTGCACCAGTCCGATCTGGCCGGCATCAGCAATGCTGCCGCCGCCCAGATCCGCGCCGATCAGGCCAAGCGCCTAGCGCTGGAGCAGCGTCTATCAGCCAGCGACCAAACCCACTACAAGGAACTGAGCGATGCTCAAACCAATCAGGCTCGCCTGCGTGATCGCCTTGCCACTGCTGATCTACGGCTGTCAGTCCTACTCGACGCCACGGATTCAGCCAGTGGTTGCTCAGTGTCAGCCGGTACCGGCGCCGGCGGCGTGGTTTATGGAGGAACGCGCACCTGACTTGACCCCGCGCATGCTCAACGAATTGTCGCCATCAGAGGAGACGGCGACCAAGGACTGATCGCGCTGGCGGCGTGCCAAGCGTATGTGAGAGAGGTAACGCGTTAAACTCCCGCCAAGGCACTAAAGCCCTGCACAAGGAAAGGCAATGGATCAGGGGTTTATATGGTGGTCAGTGTTATTGAATGTTTTCTGGGTATTCGCTGTAGCATTGATCATTTACGCGATAGCTGAGTAACCGATAAAGCAAAGCCCCGAAGGTTCGCGGCTTCGGGGCTTCTATTTTCGCCTCCATCCCTTAATGTCTGGCGAACGTGGCGGAGAGAATATCAGCGATGTGTCAGTCATTCACTACTGCGATGGGTGGATTGTGTTCGGTCGGCAGGACGCCGTGGGAGGGTGCGTGACTTTTGCGTGACTCTCTCACGCACGTGTAAGCACTTGTGGGCATTCGATTGCAGCGAGCGCCAGTAAAAACGGCCATTTCACAAGGTCTTACAGGGGTACTGCGTGCATGGGGGGCTAGGGGGCGAGTGTGTAGGGTGAAGGCGGCCCCCCATCAATTGTCCTCTCACACTCCGCAACCTCAACAGCTAATGCGAAAAGTCGTAATTATCACCCGACTCCATTCTAGTAATTTAAAAGCGTAACAGGACGGGCGGGATGAAAATTGGTTCATATCGTTACTTGCCGTATGTCGTCCCCGCTGAACGTCGCGCTAGCGGAGGTCTCTACCGCATACAGCCCTTTAGAGGTGTTGCCATGTACGAAGACCGGAAATCACAAGCGCTTGTAACTTGGCATCAGTTGCTGGATGGGTCTGATATCCGAATGACTGCGCAAGAGCAATATGAAGAATTGCTCCGACTGGCAGAGGTGTACCTAAAACAAGGATTTATCGATCGCGACGAGCGAAAGCGTCTGGTAACTGAGGCGACTACACGTTATGCCCGGGCAGTGGAAGGCGTGAACGACGGGAGATAGGGTATTAGCTTTCTCAGCCCGACCCTGATGCCGGCTTTTTATTTCCTTCGTTTTTCGCTGCTACCTTTTGACAGTATGATTTGCCGAGTAGCAAGGAGCAGTAGCGCTGACACGTTCGAGGTCGTTTCGCAGATCCGCGATAAGGGTCTCGATGGCAAACCCGTTGTTGAGCGGGGTAATCGGGATCCCGGTGACCGTGAGGATTTCTTGATTCGAGGTGCCGTGATAAAAACGAACGGTCAGCGCTGCAGGTGGATCGACCGTACAGTCACAGCGAGTCGGGAGGAAGCTTTGCTCTACGAGGTGGCGTAGTTCTAGAGTCGATAACATGGCGACATACCTTGACGGGAGTCAGCCAAATGACTTTTGTCAGACGTGGGTGTGGAAGCTCCTGGAAA